TCACTTTGTGTTCTCTTTCGCAGGTTCAGCCGAACCGGAGGGAACTACATATAGGCCAAAATCAAGGGCAGAAGCTGCTTTTCTAAGGTGGTCAGGTGAGTACCGCGCATATACTCGGCGCGTTATCTCTGCGCTGCTATGCCCAAGGTACTGACCTATCTCTTCCATTGGTACTCCTGCCTCGGCCATCCACACGGCAGCAGTATGACGAAAGACGTGAGCAGATATACCCTCAATCCCTGCTTGCCGTGACGCCGTGGCGATTCCTTTCTTGAGGCTTTTCACCGGCTGTCCCGCCCATTCCACCACATATTCTGTAAGCGCTCCTGCCTTGGCTTCACGTAGGGCTGATAGAAGTGTGGTATTGATTGGTACGATTGCCCTGCCTTTGCGCCTAGCCTTGTCGTTTGGGTCGCGCAGATAGATAAGCTTGCGGTCAAAGTCAACGCGATCCCACGTTAGTTCCAAAATTGCGGTAACACGAGCAGCGGTGCCAAGCATTAGATGGAATGCTGTTCGTAAATGCGGGGTTTTTGCATGGGCAATCATCTTCTGCGCTTCTTCTCTCGTCATGAACCTGTCTTTTGGCTCAGGCTTTGAAGGGCGCTCAATATCCGGCGCTTTCTCTATGAGTTTATTTTTCTCTGCCCATGATAATACCATGCGCAGATGACCGAGTTCTGTGTGAATTGTGCCATCACTAATACCGTTTGACCGGCGTTCAGACGTATGGGCGCGGCAATCTTCTCTTGTTATGCTTTCCCCGTCACGTCCACCGAACCGGTCAACAAGGGATTTCCATGTATAGACCATAGTGGCGAGGATGGCTTTCCCCGTCTTATCTGTTGTGTATGCATCCCATAGATGCTTGACAGTCCGCCCATCGGAGCGCGTTACCTCTGCATAGAGTGCTGGCGCAATGATGTAAGCTTGGCGCGGGTCATCGGTTCCAAGCGAGTATCTATGGCGTTTTCCATTTCTGTCGAAGGTGAGGGCGAGTTTTCCTCGAAGTCTGGTAATTCTCCATTCTGACATTCAAACCTCTCAACGTCGCTCTCTTTAATTCTCAGCAACTTACCGCCCAATCGGAAAAAACCAAGGCGACCCTCTTTAATCAAATTTCTAACATGGCGCTCAGAACATTCCCAACGCCTTGCAAGAGTGGCTGGTGTAAATAGCATCTGGCTCAATCCTTCCCTCCTTTTGGTGCGAGCGGCGAGGCGGCGAGCATGGCTTGCCTTAACCCGTGCGGAAGAAATGCTTCGCCTTCGTAATGGCCATGTGCGTTTTCATACATGGAGGTTGTCGGCACTTTCAGCGCGGCAAAAAATGTATCGGCTATGACTTCAACTTGAGGCCGGATAATATCAACGTCATTGAGAAGCGCCTGTTCTAAGCAGGTAAGAGGCTCGAGGTTTATTGTTGCTCTCTCTGCGTTCATAAGCGCAAGAATGCCCGCGTCAATCAGTTCACCCCTTGTCATGCTGCTGTCCCTCCCATCCACGCCAATTTTCTTTGGTAGCTTTGTTGCGCTGATATTGGATTTCGTTGTTCCACCGCGCTAATAGAGCTTCTTGCTGCATTCCTGCGTGCTTAATCATTGCATCTTGAATGATGGATTGCAGAAACTCGGCTTGTTCATGGGTTTTGAAGTATATTCCCGCAAAAACTATTCCAAACTGTTCTGGTGGATCGTCGTATCTACTCACTCCCCACCTCCTTGCGCTAACGCTGCGCGGCCTGCGTGGGTGATCCGGTAGCCATTGCCTACCCATTCAACCAATCCGTTAAAGATATACGCGCTCAAATCTGCGTCTGCTTTGTCTGGAGGAACGCCTCTCCAGATTGGTTTCCTGCTGTTCACGCATGATTTTAATTCAGATATTTGTTTGCCGTTTAGCTTCATTTTCCTGCCTCCGAGGCCAGTGCGGCTGGCAGGCGCGTCAGCAAATCATTCTTGTCAGACGTGGCGTTGAATTTCTCAACAGTAGCCGCCTCAAGATCAATCCCTGCGGTGACAGCACACAATATGGCCGTGTGAATTACATCAGCAAGTTCGCTTGCAAGCTCTTCTTTGGTTGAGCGTGAGCCGCGCCAGCCTTGGCGTTCGCGTTCAAGTTTCTTAATGACATTACACGCTTCGCCAACCTCGCCAGCCATTTCATTACCACGGAATGACAAATCAGGCTGCTGATCTGGGCACCATTCCTTTTGTCTTTCGATATGGGCTGCTTGGAGTGATGAAATTGTTATTCCGAACTGGTCGCCCTGTGCTGGTTCGGCAGATAGAGCGCGGATGGCAGCAGCTATCCCGTGGCCTGATCCATACTTAAATCCAACAGGAACGTCATTTTCAGAAAGTTTAGCTGCTTCCTCAAACGCCTGTCTCCGCACAGCCGCCACGTCAACGGGCTTGGTGACTACGCAGGAGAGAATGCGGCGCAATGCGCGTAAATCCCCGACCGTCACCATTGCATCCTGCATGTCAGGCCATGCGCCGTTTTCATCTGGCTCATCATATTCGTCAGCATACTTCGCAATACGTTGCAGTATTGCCAAGTCCTTCACCTCTACAGCACAAGGCGCGGAGAGGTGAGGAAGGGCGGCGCGCAAAGCCTTCTCAAGCATAACTGGTGGTATGTTGCCTTGCACTGCATCAAGTGCAGCCTGCACAGCCTCATCAGGTATATGCGCTATGGTGTGTGTATCTGTCATTGCATGCGCTCCTGTGGCTGCGCAGGCTCGTAAAGAGAGCGGCGCTGCTGAACGATTTTGGTGAGTGGTGGCTTGGGAGATTTGCGACCGGAGAGGGCGGACTTCGGCCTTACCGCACCGGTGGACTTGTCACGCTGCCGGTCAGATTTTCTGACGCGCCGAATATCATCAGCAGTCTTTTCCGCATGGCAAACACGGCAGAGCAGGCGGCCATTGGCCATTGTCGCCTCGCCGCCAAGCGCGCAGGGCAGAATGTGATCGACTTCGCCTTCGCCGGTTTTAAGCATGGCAGAGCATTTTTCACACTTGCCGTTTGCACGGGCGATGATCTTTGCCTTGTCCTTACGAGAGAACTCCATGCGCTTGCTCATGCCTGAACCTCATTAAAGTTGAGGGTCGATAAAGCTGCAGCCAGTTCATCAGCTAGAATATCTGAGATACGGTCGTTTAAGCGCTTCTGACGATTGGCCAATACTTCCGGTGCGTTCATCAGGTCAGCTGTTGAGCGGATATGAGCCTGCGCCAGTTTCTTGCTGCGACGAAACTCATAAGGAGCGGTAAGCGAAACAGTCTGCATCATGCTGCCTCCTGAAAATAACCTTGGCGGCGTGTGTCGGTGAGGGGAATGTTGTGATCGGCGCACCATGCCAGCGCGTATTCGAGCAAAGATGCAGCGCGCTTAACTGACATGCGGGCGGTGCTTTCGCGTATACTTACGAATTCACCTTCGAGCCCTGGCACAAATTCGACTTCGCCTTGCGTTGCTTTTGTGTGGCCGGAAACGAGCAGTACTTTCCATTCTTCTGGTTTTCGCGGTTTGCCAGCCCATTCAAAACCAGACTTCGCAATGTCAGAACAAATTGAATGAAAGAAATCATTCTGCCCTCCGCTTCGGGTTGGTGGTGCGAATGTTGCTGTATGACCGTCAGGGAGAGCCATGAGTGCGCGGATTGCATTCTGGCGCACCTGCGGATTTACGATGGTGTAGCGCTGTTTTTCCATGAGGCACCTCAGAATGGAATGTCATCATCGAGATTGTCGTCAAAGCCACCACCAAATCCGCCGGATTGTTGGCTGTATGACTGGTTCGACTGTTGTGATTGGCTCTGCTGGCTGGATTGCTGGCCTTCGCCGCGACTATCGAGCATCTGCAATTCACCGCGGAACTTCTGCAGCACAATCTCGGTGGTGTATTTGTCGTTGCCCTGTTGGTCTGTCCATTTTCTGGTCTGCAACTGGCCTTCAACGTAAACTTTCGCGCCTTTTTTCAGGTACTGTTCTGCAACCTTGGCCAGATTTTCGTTGAAAATCACAACGCTGTGCCATTCGGTTTTATCTTTGCGCTCACCGCTCTGGCGGTCGCGCCAGCTTTCAGATGTCGCAATACGCAGATTTGCAACCGGCTCACCGGAATTCAGACGACGGATTTCAGGATCCGCTCCGAGATTACCAACGAGAATAACTTTATTGACTGAGCCGCTCATGACGCTCTCCTGACTTCTTTTCGCGCTTGTCCGCCCTTTATCCGGCATACCCAAGCAGTACTCACACCATAGGCACTCGCGATGTCGCTATACCTGCCGTGAGACTGTCGAATTTCATTTACTTGTTCGTCTGATAGTTTGGTTGGGACTCGGCGTCTGCGCGCTTTGTCAGTAGCATTCTCGACATCTGTCCCGATCCGAAGGTGGTCTGGGTTTACGCAGCAGGGCTGGTCACATTTGTGTAAAATTAGATACCCAAGCGGGACTTCTCCGCGAAAGACCCGATAAGAAACCCTATGAGCTTTCTCTATTGAACCGCGCACATTGAAGTGGCCGTAGCCATCGGCGTTTACATAACCTGTCCAGACCCAGCATCCACTGTTAGGCTCCGGCGAAACCATGTCATTAAAATTCGCCAACTGCCTGTCATTCAGGTAAGCCATTATGCTGCTTCCTTTGTAGGTTCCTGTCCGTAAGCGCGAATACGCTCTACCAGTGCCGCTTTTTCATCGTTGAAGCGGTCAATCTCATCGGACATGGTTTTGATGTATGGCTCGTCGCGATAAACGCGCGTGATCAGCATCGGCAGGCGAGGCCAGTAAGATACGAAATCCCACCATTCACGCTCCGATATCCAAAGATTGCCTTGTACTTGTGCTTTATGCTCTGGTGGCAGTCGGTCACGCTCAAGTCGGTCAATCTGGATGTGAGGCAGGGCGGTCTTAATCTCTAATCCGCCGTCGGTTCCAATCAGACTGTCCGGACTTGCACCTTTATCTCCGCTACGGATGAAACCGACCTGATAAGGCTCAACGCTGTTAATGAAGGCATAAGTCTCACGAGCTTCATCTTCCATCAGCTTACCGCGCTCCATGTGCGGGGTTGTGAAGCCTTCTGCGAGTTCACCGGTTATAATTTCACCGGCAAGCTTGCGCATGTATTCAGCGCGGGTTTTGCCTTCGCCTTTTGCCATGACAGTTGAGAAGCGCGATGCCGTTGGGATGCCGGCACGGGCAGAAAACCATTCTGGCGTGCCTTGCTCGATATCGTTGAAAACCTGCATCATTGCGCCATCCTCTTCTTACGTTTTTCAAGAAGGCTGACCGCTCTGTCATAGTTTTCAGAAATCATTTCTGGCAGAGAGTTGATTTTGCCGAGGCGGCAAAACGCTTCAATGTCAGAGCCTGTTTCTTCGATGAGCTGTAGGAGGATTTTCACCTGATCTTGTGAGATAGTGCTGTATTGTTTGGCAGGCTGGTTGTTGCCGTCTGTGTCGTCACCAGTACTGATGTTGAACAGCATGCAAAGCAGGTACCGGCGCCCATAAGTGGCAGTACTGCCAAATGCCTGAGTACCGGTTTTATTGACCTTGCCTTGTGCTCCTGCGCCATCGACAGGGATTTCACCTACGCCATTGCGTGAGTGACCTTCTGCGTGGGAAATCTCCCAGACAATGCGCAGTTCGCCTTTATTATTGTAACCGTCTGGCTGAAATGAAACGGCAAAACCATGCTTATGAATGGTTGGCATTGCCTGTTCTTCGATTGCCGCCAGATCAGCATAGCGCGACTTAGTATGGTCGTTGCCACGGTTCTTGATAACGACCGGTAATTCGGACTGGCATTTAGACATAGCGGCAAAATATGCCTTCTTTGCTTGACGCTCTTCATCTTCACGGGCACGATCTTCCATGCGCTCCTTCATGTCGAGCATCTTTTCAAGGCGATCCAGTGGGATATTCGGATCCATAGCGATACGCTCAATCATGGAGATCATTGGCGCATCGGCGCGATAAGCTTGAGTTTCTGTAGGCGTGTGAATTTCAAGTGCGGCGCTCATGCTGCCAGCTCCTTATTGTCTGTGAGATCGAGATAGATTGAGCGGATTTCTTTGCGTGCATCGTAAGGGAGAGGGCGCGCTAAGAGGTCACCGGCTGCCTTGATGCGAGCTTCTGCGCTGGCATCTGTGCTGATAGCGGTCAGATACAAATCTGCCTGCTCTGATGTGAGGTGGTCTGCCATCATGCTGCCCTCCGGCGCGGCGTGATTTTGGTAATTTTGGAAGCGGAGGCGGAAAGGGCGGCGGCCTTGTCGTAATCACGCACAACCTGAACGACACGGGCAAGGGCAAGTTTCGTATTGCCTTCATCCCAATAGGCGTTCCAGACGAGTGTTTCTAATTCCTCATCCATCATGCAGCCCTCGGAAAACGAATTTCTTCATCTTCAATGAGGCGTGTAAGCAGGTCGTCGTCGCGCTCAGCTTTGTCCGCGATCATATGGACGAGAAACTGCGATGCGCTTTCGCCTTTGGACAGGTTTGCGCCATCAAGATAGACCGCGTTCACTTCAAGAACCGGCTCGCCGTTATCCCAGATCAGGGACACATCGACTTCACATTCAAAATCCTGAAACAGTGTAATGCCGAGAGCTTTATCGCTCAGATCAGTGCAAAACGGGTATCGCATGTTTCTCTCCATCGTTTAGCGGATCGGCAGGTGCTTCTTCGCGCTGTTGATGGATTAAATGTATGATAATCGTACATTGGTGTCAATCTTAAATGTATGAAAATCGTAATCTTTAATATTGAATATAATGATCATCACCCCAACCATGCCAGAATCAGGGTGCAAAAAGCCCGCACGAGGCGGGCTGGGTTAGCGCTAGGGGGATTGTTGATTTAGTGTTAGTATAACTTCGTGCCTTCTGATGGGCTTGCTCCGCAATTCTCGAAGGCCGGAGGTATATTTAAATGATTGTTTATAAGAAAAATAATAATGCGCTGAAACATGAAGTTTCAACTGTAAGCAAGGTTCACACTCAAGTTTGCAGAGCTACCCTTATCGCGGCCAATACCATAGAGGCCGATGACTTAATGCTGTTCCTTGATGGCCAATTTAAGAGGGGCGTCACCGACCATAAGAGACTGGTAGACATAGCACTGTCTAAAATAAGCGCAGATGGTCGTGTTGTAAAAAATAATGAACCTACTTCGAGCCAGAAATAGCCCTTCTCTTTGCATCTTTAGCTTAGTGTGATGTCTCAAAATTTGAGGTGAGGAAGCCCTGATGATTATTCACGACATGAGCCGTCCAGAAATAGATGACATGCTCAGACACATCGGCATTGGTTATCTTGCATGTTCACTAAATGATAAGCCATACGTTTTGCCGCTCCGGTTTGTTCATAGTAGCGGATATCTGTATTCATTGACATCTGAAGGCAAGAAAATGGAGCTTATGCGGGCAAACCCAAACGTTTGTATTAGCTTCTCGGATGTTCACGGCGCAAATAATTGGCGAAGTATTATTGTGACCGGAGTTTACGAAGATATTATAAAATCCGAAAGCAAAGATTCTCCTTTTTATCTTGCTTATGAACTAATGTCTTCGGGGCCTGAGTGGTGGGAGCCGGCATATGTTAAAACGATTATTCGCGGGGTGGAGCGTTCACTTGAACCTGTGTATTTCCGTATTTCAATAATGGAAACTACTGGTCATAAAACGCAGCCATAAAAGAAAAGCGCCGGAGTGACCTCAGGATTTATGCAGTTGCTGACGGCAGGTTACGCGCTCAATCAAGTTACTTCACGAAGCCCCCGTGAGAGTGTCGACAGGACAGCGCGTAACCTGAGCTGGTCTTAGTTTATTGGACATGGGGTGTCTAGAGAATTTCATTGATCTCAGATATTAGATAAGCACTAAAGAAAAACGCCGGAGTGACTGACGCTTTGATCTATCTTGTTTCAGTCAAAGAGGTTGGCTAAAAACGCTGCATGGAATTTATTTTACTGACCCCGGCGTTTTATCCAGAGATTACGTTTGTTGTTATAATCGCCCTTATAGGCGCAGGTGCTTTGTGCCCATTGCGTACTGGTGGTCGGGTAGTGCTGTTTTTATTGGCTGCGGGGCTTATCTACTTGCTGATAGCAGGTCAGGCTTTGATAGAGGCAGTGGGTGAGATACTGAATTTAGTTGGTTTATAGTGGCATTTGCAGGGCGCAAAAAAAGCGCCGAAGTGATCGGCGCTTTGTGCATTTTGTCTCGGGAGAAGTTAAGTTTTATATGAGGCGATATGGTCTCAGTAAATTATCTGCCACACTTTTAGCTTTGTGATATTGCTGGTCGCAAAAAGCCCGCACGAGGCGGGCTGGGCAGGACTGGCTCTGGGATAGTATTCATATCAACCTGATTTGCATATCTCATCAAAATAAGAAACCTACTTTGTTGTGTAGGGGTGCGCAACTTTCCAACGAAGGTAGAACCGAAAGAATGGATCGGTCAAAAATAGTGTTAAATTTTCTTGATCCCAATCAATTGCTCTCTGTCCACTATTCTCTTCAATATCGATTTTAGTTAAATGATTAAGTGCGTTTGAGACTTCGAGCTTTTGAGGAATCTTGTCTGAAAGAATGTTGTTAAGACTAGAGCGGATTTGGTCGTATGAGAGCTTTTCAGCGGGGCCAGTAGAAGCTATTGCTAATAAGATAGCTTCGTATATGTCTGCAGTCCCGCCTTTTATCAAAGGGCGAGGCATGCGATCAGTGCGCGACTGTGGACCACGTGCTAGTTTTGTGTAAATAGGCAGCCCGGCATCTTCAGCTACCTCATCGAATACTGGTAATAAATCTATATCACCCATATCTTTATTAAGAATCTGGCTTTCCATAATGCCTGCATCGTAACAAGCGTTCCAGCAAAACCTTTGCATGAGCAGGGGAGAAGTTTCGGACTCTTCGGAGGCGCGATTAATAGTCTTTTCCGAAATTGTGATATTAAGGGCTTGGCATCCAACCTTAGCTATTTCCTTTAAGTCTTCTTTCGACCAAGGCTCGACCGTTACATGCTTAAACCTACCCGTGACTTCAACCTCAGCTTTGATTGTATCAAAGGCTCGATGAGGTGTAGATAAAACAACTACCTTAAGGCCGCGGAAAACAGCTCCTTTTACGGATCGAACCAATGAAGCACGTGATGATGGCTCTATGTAATGAAAGTCATCAATAACTAAACAAATTTTGTTAGCAATTAGTGCATCCAAAGCTGTCTGCATATTATTGGCTACAAATTTTCTACCCAATTCTGATGAGGATAATCTAGAGCCATTTGCAGTCGAAGTGAACTTAATAGATGACACACCAGGAACGCCTGCGCTTGCTTCAAACCCAGCGCCTCCACCTGTATTATTTGTTGTAACGGTCTTCTCCGTTATTTCATTTGCAAGTTTCAGCTCGCTACAAACCTTTTCCCATAAATCATCTTCCTTTTTGATTTGTCCTCCATCGATCCAAACAAACTCATAGTTTGATAAAACACTCCGGCATAAAACGGTTTTCCCGCTTTTTGTTGGGCCTGTTAGAGCGACGATGACGTTAGGTAAGTCAACGGCTTTACGCAGTTTGCTTTCGATACCCAAATGTTTACGATCTACATATGTTACTGACGGTTGGCCGCCTGGAGTAAATACTTCATTTAATTTTATATGCCCAAATAACTTCAATGCCATTCTATAAATCCCCCCCAAAGTGTGCTGATGCCTACCGACGCCTACCGACGCCTACCGACGCCTGCCGACGCCTGCCGACATTGTAGAGGGGGAAGCCCCCCCCCTTTTTTGTTCAATAAAAGATTACACTGTTAATTACATGATTCTTCATGTGGTTGCGGTATATTTAATATGAAGCGAATAAATCTTGCCCTTACATCTAATCATTTGCCTAAAACAGAGAGTGCATAGTCCAAATGGTCTTTTAACCTAAACCTTGATGCTCTTTTTTAAGTGCTGCTTCCCTGCGGAGATATGTATGAAGAAGCTTTATATCGCTGTAATCGCTACCGGCTTATTTGTGACTGGCGCTGCGCTATTGATAGCACTTGTTGCGCTTTCCGATGCTGCATATCGTTGTCCGGGCATTCAGTGCAGTGATGCGATGTTCCTTGGGGTTGGCGGCGTTGCCATTGCGCTAATCGGCATTTTAATTGCTGTGTTAGGCTTTCGACGCTTTAAAGTAGCCTAGGTATCATATCGTGTATGTACCGTCACAACTGAGTGCATGGCGTCTATTTGTGCTCACCAATTCCCCCCCCCCCACCACCACATCTAGTGCATCCTTAACCATCCGTTAAAAATCTGTTCGCTTGCGTTAATTCGTTCTTGATATGTTCTATTTTTCTGGAATGATAGCAGTTTGTGGGGACGGAGATTCTCGCAAGTGCAGTTAGCGTATTGTGAGGGGTTATCCACGGAGTTGGCGCATGATTAAGTTTGCTCGCATTGAAGCTGGGAAGGAAGCTGACAAGCTGGAATTGCTACGTGTGGCCACGCTTAATGGTGGCCTGCTGGCAGCAATGAGAAAGGTCGATTTCCAAGCTAAAGAGCTGGCTGAATCTATGGCTTTGGCTCACGGTGGGGAGTGGCAAGCTCGAGTTGATCATCAGAGGATGACTGTGCTGGTTTGGAAGGTTGACGATTGATTACCGTATCAATCACCGAGAAAACGACTTCCACGCCGCGCTGATCCAGACCTTCAATCCGGTGCAAGGTTTGGAGGATTTCTTTATCACTTTGAATTGGGACTTCATCAAAGCGCAATGGAGAGGCAGTTTCGATAAACTCAGCAATTTTAGGAAGCTCGTTTACTTTTACGGCTCTGCTGCCTTTTAGTATTTGGGTAATCTGAGGATGAGCCAGCCCAAGGTGCTCAGCCAAACCGGACTGTGTTTTACCAGTCCGCTTTAGTCCGCTCTTAATCCAAAAAATCAACTGCTCAGTCATTCTGTCCATACGTATGATTTTCGCACATATCGCACGAAGAATGTTGTAGGATTATCGTAATATTTCCTCTTGAATGAATTGTATGATTATCGTACATTCATGTCATGAGATACGAACCAGCTAACTCAATCATTATAAAACTTGGTGGTTTAACAGCCGTCTCTAAGGCGGTTGGAGTAACTCCACATACCGTGATGCGTTGGCGTATGCCGAAGCACACTGGCGGCACCGGCGGGGTTATTCCTCACTGGCATATTGAGGCGATTTTAGATTTTGCTGAAAAAATCAAAGTCAAGCTTACAGAGGCTGATTTTGCTCCAGTAATTAAAGGTCGCGCAGCATGAGCCACGCGACCCTTATCCCAAGTTTCATATCACCGGTTACTCCTCCCGCCGGTGACAAGGCCGAGGCGGTTTTCCTCCCCCGCTTGATCGTCTTGGCCATCAATCCCCGTCCTTTGGCGGTGTATCTGCGCATGTCTGTTTTTATTCAGTATGCGCAGCGCAATCTTTCCCACTGGCTCCATGCACTAGTTGCTCCTGCTTCGTTTGTCCCTCGCAAGGTCAAACTTAGCAAAGGAGCCACCCATGAACGTGGGAATTTCATCCAAGAACGTGGATTTTTCAGCCAAGGAGCCGACGATGACTGATGTCGATATGGCCGCTTCTCTGCTGGACGAAATCATTGGTCAGCGCGGCGTTCGCGAAACGATCAAGTCCATGCTGGAGCGGGCGTATTCAGATTTGAGTAAGCGCAACGGTGCGTGGACGCGCCGCAGAGTGAGGGCTGTCTTCAACAAAGAAGCTAGCAGGATTGAAAACAGAGAAATCGAAGAAATGAAGGCAATCCTCGATGGGAGAAAAAGACAAGCCGCATATCGCGCCGAAACCGCCCGTATTGCTGCGATGGCTGTCATTCAGTCGGCGGCACAAGATCGCCGTCAGTTTTAGAACCTGGGCTGCAGGTGCAGCTGAATGGATTTGTCCGGAGTTGAGAGAATGACAGAGGAATTGAAAATGCCCCGCTTCACCAAGCCGGTTCTTTCTCGTCTAGAGGGGGGGGGGCAACGCTAGTGCGTGAACATTCACAAGAAACTCGCGCCGTCGAAAAGGGCGGCGGGTACGTCTATTTCACATTGCCTGACTGCCGAACAGTGCCCGTCATCGTTGGCCGCTGGCTGATTGATAGTGGTCTTTTGCAGCCTGCTGGCGATGATCTGTTTGGCGGCTCTCAAACCTATCGGGTGCCGCATGTCGGACACTCTTAACCTGCGCATGATGAGAACGATTGCGGAAGGTGAAGTTCAATCACTTCGCGATTTCATATCGCTTCACCGCCGCAAGAAAACCCGCGGTGAGGGGTGGTTCATTCAGCAAGAGCAGATTTTGCAGCACCGTCGTCAGGTTGTGACTTTGATTGATACTGAAATCGCCAGCCGCCGTGAGCGCGAAAGTGAGGCAGCATGAAACCCGTACTTATTTCAGTCACAACAGATGAATTTATCCTCTGGCAGGCTTATGTCGATGCTAAGGCCAAGGCTGATAGCACAGGCGCATTTTTAGATGCGATTGAGGCTAAACGCTGCCTGAAAGCTTTCTACTGCTATGAATGCCCAATCATTCAGAAAAACTTGGGTGCAGTATGACCATTGCACTCAACCAAACTGATTTTGTCATTGAAATTGAACAAGAGGTTCTTGGTTCGCTGATGCTTGGCGGTTTCAGCCGTGTTGCATCAATGCTGGAGGCAAGGCATTTCATTGAACCTGTCCACCAGTATATCTATCAGGCTATTGCTTCGGCGCACGATCGGTACAATTCTGCACGTCCGGACATTTTGATTAAGCTAATGCCTGAGAGCGTTAAAGATGCCCATCAGCAAGCGACAGGGCAGGGTATATCTCATTATCTGGCTCGACTTGCCACTTCGTCAGTGCTTGGCTCTGCCAATATTGAGAAGAGCGCTAAACAGGTTATTGAGCAATCAGCACGGCTGGCACTGGCAGATCAGGCTGAAAGCTTGAGTGCAGCTGCACGTGATCCGAACTCCAACCCCGCTGAGCTTGTTACTAAGGCTGGCGTGATCTTTGATGATATCGTTTCTGATTTACGCCGTGGCTCTAAACGTAAGTCTCAGGTGTCCGTATCTCACGCAGCATCAAACGCAATCATTGCAGCTGAAATAGCTATGGCGACCGGCACAGGTATTACTGGCCTGTCGTGGGGTTTGTCGGACATCAATCATGTAACCGGCGGCATTCATAAGCGCGATCTGACGCTGATTGGTGCGCGTCCATCAATGGGTAAAACCTCCGTCGCGATGTCAGTTGCGTGCAAACTTGCGAAACAGGGACATGGCGTTGGCTTCATCTCGCTTGAAATGGATGCTGAAAAGCTTGCAGCCAGAGCTGTGTCGGATCTGGCCTATGACGATAATATTCGTATTCCTTATCAGGATTTAGTCACAGGGCGACTGTCTCAGTCAGACCTCTATGCATTGAAGCGCGTTCAGAAGGAAATGGACGGCTTGCCGCTGCTTATTGAAGAACAGTCTGGGCTTTCTATTTCAGATATCCGCGTCAAACTTGAAGTGATGCTGGAAGCCTCTGAAAAAGCCGGTCACAACCTTGATTGCCTGATGATTGATCACCTTGGCCTGATCCGTGCCAGCAACCGCTATTCCGGCAACCGTACCAATGAAATTGCGGAGATGACCGGTGCGCTCAAATCTATGGCGCGTGAGTACAATATCTCTGTTGTACTTCTGTCGCAGCTCAACCGTGCCGTTGAGCAGCAGGCCGATAAGCGCCCTCAGCTGTCCGCCCTGCGTGATAGCGGAGCCATCGAGCAGGATGCCGACACAATCATCTTTCTTTATCGCGAGGCCTATTACCTCGAGCGTGAAAAACATGATGACATTGATAAAGAGATTGCCCGTCAGGACAGACTGGCAGAAGTAAAAAACAAGCTTGAATTTCACATTGCAAAGCAGCGCAACGGACCGGTCACACAGGTTGATCTGTTCATTGATGTCGCTTGCTCTGCTGTCAGAAACGCAGCGAGGTACGAAGCATGAGTATTCAGGCTGTCGCATGGGCGCTAGAGCAAGATATTGGTGACGCTGCTGCTAAGTTGGTGCTGATATCTCTCGCCAATGCGGTGAATGGGAAAACAGGGCGTTGCTTTCCAACAGTCGAACAAATCTGCAAGGAAAGCAGCTGTTCTGAATCTACTGTACGACGCAAGTTGAAATGGCTGGAAAGCAATAGCTGGATCAGCATCCATGCGGAGTTTTCACATGATGGCCGTCAGCTTGCAAATAGCTATACGCTAGGGTGTCAGGATGACAGGGGCGGGGTGTCACACAGACAGGGGGAGGGTTCCACTCGTGACACCCTCGGGGGTGTCAACTGTGACACCCCTATTAAAGAACCGGAAGAAATACCGGAAGTATCATCAGCAGTAGACGCGAGACCGCAAGACCTTGGCGTAAATGCTGCTGCTGATCTTTCTCAAAAGCAAAATCTTGACCTCAGGGATTTAACGAAAAAGCTGACAGAAGCGGCGGGAGATAAAATCCAGCCGCACGGCTCACTGGTTGTCGGAACTATCTTGGAGCTGATCAACAATGGCGTTGATCTGGAAACTGATATTCTGCCGACAATCAGTGCAGTTGCCTCTCGAATGTCCAAGCCAGCCAGTTCTTGGGCGTATTTCGTCGGTGCAATCCGAGATGCGTACAACAACCGCATCAAGGCCGGTGAAGGACTGGTGAAGCCTGCAACCGTGACAAAGATTGATGTTTTTGCGATGCCGCAGGCTGAACAGGAGCGGAAACTCGAATTTTTCCTTGAGCAAGCAAGGCTGCATCGACGCTGGAACCCGCGGCTTGGCGCTTTGCCATGGCAAGACGGCTGCCGCATCCCTGAGCATCTTCTCAAGCCCGATGATGGCAAGGGCTGGCAGATCATCGGAGTGGCAGCATGACGGCACTCGATATGTTCCGCATGGGGCAAGATACGCTGGAAATCGCGGCGGCTATGGGTAGGTCAGAGGCTGAAATTGAATGGCTGATCCACCATGAGCGAACCGCGCAGATCAATAATTTCAAACGTATGAGGCAGGCAGGAAAATGAAAACAGAAACCATTTTGATTGCTGATTGGCTCAAGAGGAATGGCGGCGCTCGTCGCTATGAGGCCGGTTTTAGCAGCGCATTCCTCTCTATTCAGACCTTTCTACTGGCGCGGGGCATTACAGTTACCTGCTTCAAGCGCCGGTACAAAGTTTCATCCGGCAAAGGCCGCCCAAAGATTTCAACATGGGACGAGGTTATACGAATGCTTGACGACATTCGGACAGCAGAAGGCCTCGTACCGCTCCGTCAGAAACACGCAGCATAAGGATTATACTATGAGTGACGACATTATAGGTGACAGCGCACAGGCGATAGCAGTCGGACAGTTGCGTGCTTTCATCGAGCGTATTGAACGCCTTGAAGAAGAAAAGAGCACGATCAGCGATGATATCAAAGAAGTGTTCGCAGAGCTGAAAGGCTCAGGCTTTGACACAAAAGCGGTCCGCGCAATCATCCGGGCTCGTAAGAAAGAAGCTCATGAGCGTCAGGAAGAAGAAGCGATGATCCAGCTTTATATGGATGCGTTGGGAATGGCTTAGATATGCGTTTACCGGCCATTTAGCCATGGAGTTGGATTGAGAGGTGGGTAGTTATGAAGCCAGTTCAAGGTATCAGCATATCTCTCGGCTTCAACCTCAATCAGAGTGCCGTATTTTACCCCATCGACGTGGGCTTCCTCACCAGTAATGGTGTCTAAGACTATCCAGCCTTGCCCCGACAAATGCCACTTCATAAAACGCAGCTTACGCACTCGGTAAACTCCCACTTATTGCGGCACAAAAACAAGTATTAGCAGATAATTAGATACTGTAAATACAGATTCAGCTTAGGATCAATCATGGTTGCACCATCTAAAGAACAGCGAAAAGCCATTTCCCGCGGGGAGGTAGGAACTCTCAAGTCAGAAATTCAGGTGCATCGTGTACCGAACCCCTTTTACTCACCGGATCATTCGGGTGAGAGCTGGAACCCGCCGAAGATCAAAGCCTATGTTAATATCAAGGAGAGCGCCGTGGGCACTCTCTATTCACGTGGCCACATAAATGATGCGCAATGGGCGGCAGCTGGCCGGTTTCGCCAATATTGGGAGCGCTCCGGTGCGAAAGGTACGGTTGCTATTGACTATGGTCGTGAGCAGGTAGACGGTGGCAAAGGCATCGACCCGCTGCCGGACAGCATGATTGATGCGGTGCAGCGGTTGAATGAATGTAAACCGGTGCTTGGTCGCAAAGCCTTCGATCTGATGATCAAGGTTGTCGGGCAGGGCATGGAGATTAAGGACTTGGCCGAAAGCCAGCGTGACCGCAAGACGCTTGGTGATTACATCAAAGATGGTTTAGACGAGCTAGCTGTGCATTGGGGATACAAAACACAGTAAGTAGTTGCCCGTGTACGCGGAATATACTATATTTTGTATTATGGTGATTTGCGTGTGACGCGAAACCCGATTTGAGAGGCAGCTTAAAGGCTGCCTTATCCATTTGCAGGGCATATGAACTAGTTGTTTGGTTGCCAGCCCTAATGATCCATTAAAGGGGCTGGCCGTTTTTTTTGATATAGCCAAATCTAGCCTGTTGATAAAGCGTCTGCACAAGCGCGAGCTAGGTCGGTGTTTGGTTTCTCCGCACCTAAAGGTGTAGCCCATCCAGCTTTTTCGATGACACCTCTTTTATTGTAACCTGCGGCAGCTTTGAGCTCGGCGAGTACTTCTACAGATCGTGGGTCGCTCTTAGATTGTGCAAGACAATAAGGTGTTAGCGCCAAGGAAATGGCTGTCATTGATGCATTATCTGATTGCTTTTTAGCGGTGGATTCTGTGACCCATCCTGCCCAACTAAAACCGATGACTGCCAAAGCAATAGCTCCAACTCCTGCTCCGTAGAGTGCGGGTATGATCCATACTGGCATCTTCATGTTATATCCAATCTGTGTGAGTAGGAGCTGCGAAATTGCTACTCCAATTTCATTCTACCACGGTAGCCACCAGGACATTGAAAATACTTGGTGAAAGCGAAATAATGTTCATAGTCCAGAATAAAGCGGCGTTTCAGCCAAATCTCAGTGAATAATACAGTTGCTCTGATTTGTGATGCACCCTAAAAGCTTTTTTTAGGAATTAAAATTCAGTGCTTTGGAGACGCAAGTATAGCGCCGCCTTCATTCTCCCATTCATTGATCTCGTTAATGATGTTGGGATAGTTGTAGATGTGGCGCTTTAATATCATGCGCAATCGCGTTTCATTAAAAGTGCCATTCTCAAATCGGCGGATGAGCAATCGTTCAGCGGTTATGTCGGTTCCTGCTAATTCACCGGTAGTGCGTACTTCACGAAGAAGGCCTCGGATCATATTCATGTCGTGTGATGATAAATAGGTGGAAGACATAAAGCCCTCCTTTTGTTTTGGCTCCAGTGTGCTGAGCCAGTAATGGCAGCACCAATCAAAATATGGCGCAGAAAGAGCATGCGCTTATTTTAGAGGAATAGCAAATAAGGCTGCAATGTGTGGGGAATTGTCTAGCCCTGTCAGTAATGGCGGGGTTTTTTATTGTCCAAAATCATCCCCATGAAAGGAAGAACGACGAGTAAAGATGAAACCGCTATTGAAAATGAAATTCAGAGCAAGGATTTGAACGCCCCGCGCCTGACACCGCAGCATATTGATGCCCAGATCGTCAGTGCTGATTACCATGTGTTCACCGGCACAACGGTTACTGTTTGCTGCCTCACATTGCGCAATGGCTTTACCGTGATTGGCGAGAGCGCTTGTGCCAGCCCTGAAAACTCTGACGCTGATCTTGGCCGTAAGATTGCATTTGACAATGCACGCAATAAAATCTGGGCGCTTGAAGGTTACAGTCTGCGCGATGTGCTGTCTGGGCGGGCGCAGAGATTTGTGTAGTGCCTGTTTCACCCCGCCGTTCCTCACGGTTCGGCGCGGGTGCTCATTTCTATCTCCTCAGGAGAGGGGATTGATGTGAGAGAATATGCTTACAACTACATAAGGTGCTGTAGCCGCCGATATTCTTTTAGGTAAAAGAAATTGGCTAACGTCTCATCTTTAAATGTTGTCTCCTGACGGCTTTTCCCATCGGCATGAAGTACAATTACATACCATTTTTCTCCACGTTTTTCTTTAGAAACTAACGGTTTTGACATGTCCAGCATGGCTTCTCAGTTAATTAGCGGTAGTAAATATTTATTAAGCTGTACCTTAAGCAGTATAAGTTAATAAAGTGCAGAGAGTTCACCAATGTCCTTCCTCGAATTCACCTTTCAATCATTCTGGCACTTTAGCGGCATGGTCATTTTAATCTGGGCGGCATGCGCAGGACTTGTAATGGTCGCTGCTGCTGTAAGGGGTGAGTGATGACGTTATCGGTTTCACTGACTTCACCAGCCAGGACATTGATCCAGAACGAATGCTTCTAAGTATTGATAGCTACGGTCAAACCGTAAAACTATAATAAGAACCTGTCTCATAATCATAAAGAGATACAGATTTATTTTTGATTTCTATGGTAAAATGAGAACCTGTTGCATAATCGTAACCTGAGTATTTGCCGTTTCCTTCAGGCTTCAGTGTTATGTGATGCCCATCGCCGTAATCGTATAGACTAGGTAATGTTCCGCCAAAGTGACAGCCTCGTGAGTAATCATAGCCATCGACTTTCATGGCGCTTATCGAAACTGAGATATTCGAATATCCACTACCTGCATAGTCGTATACGGAAGATACTTTTTTACCTTGAGCGTGGGCAGATGCGGTGGCTACCATGATGGTTCGAATATATGGTTTCATAATTTTACCCCTCCATATTTTGTAGTTAATATATCTGTGACTCTCACCCGCAAGACAAGATGCATTACGATTTGAATATGAAGAGCAGACGTAGACCGCACAGGCCAGAGCATCGAGCGTTATACAATCTCCCTCAATGGTCGAGACTAAGACGCAAGGTACTGGATAGGGACAACTGGACATGCCAATGGCCGGGGTGTGGCAAGCACCTCATAGGCAAGGGCAACGTTCACAACTCTCCAGTGGCTCACCATAAGCAGGATCACAAAGGGGATATGGAACTGTTCTTGGATGAAGAGAACATTATAGCCGTGTGCAAGTCATGTCACGACCAGCAAGCCCAGAGGTTCACTCACAGAGGCTATATCAGTGGTCATGATGAGGATGGAAGGCCGATTGATCCATCGCATCCGTGGAATTGCAATTAAAATCAATGAGATAGCCCCCGTTAAAATTTAAGAGGGGGTGCCTTCGTAAGAGACCCGCGTCCCCACTTCATTTTCACTGAGAGCAAAGGTCAAACAGGGGTAGGGGTCGAAAGAGCGCAATGGTGAAGATTATTCAGCCGCGTTATCGGCAAATATACCGAGAAAATGAGGAAAGAGCCGAGTTGGCTGTCAAGTTTTGGCAAGAGGTTACAGGCGCTTTGGAAAAAGTTAGCGCGGTAACTGATGTCAACCTTGCAAGAGCGGATCGTTATGTCCGGGCGCGTGTTGAATATGAGGTTCTTTATCCTGTGGCTGCTGAGGAAGGGCCAGTTAAAGCGGGGCCAAATGGGGGCGATGTTTTTAATTTTACATGGTCGGCTTGTGAAAAGCTGAATGACCGTCTTCTTAAGCTAGAAAAGGCGATGTTCGGTGAAGCAACCGCGAAAGAAACCGGTCCAAAAGAAAAAGGACGATCAACTCCAAGTGACGAGTTCCTTGGATCGGACAACAGTCTACGCCAGTAAGGTTTTATCGGGCGAGATAATTGCAGGTAGGTTTGTCAGGGCAGCTTGTAAGCGCCATCTGGATGATCTGCAGCATGGACATAAGCGCGGTCTGTATTTTGATATCGATCAGGCGGACAGAGCTTTCCGGTTCTTCCCTGCTATGTTTACGGTGAGCGCAGGCGCAAAAGTTGGTGAGCCGTTCCATTTGCTTGATTGGATGGTTTTCGCAACGGGCTCTCTCTTTGGCTGGCGTGATAGCGAGGGACGTAGACGCTTTCGGCATGCTTGGGTTGAAACGGGTAAGGGGCAAGCTAAATCGCCCTGGATGGGTGCTATCGGTCTTTATCTGATTGGTTATTGTGGCATCAAGCGAGCGGAAGCCTACGCCATTGCGAATGATCGTGATCAAGCAAAGGTTTTGTTCTCGGATGCAGTTGCGCTGTGTCGGTCTGATATTCCTGATCGTGACGGGGAAACGCTGGAAAGCCGTGGCGATATAATTATTCGCGGTACTGGTGATAACGCTTGGAAGATCGAGCATCCAAAGACGCAGTCGAAGTTTCTACCGGTTGCATCGGGTGACAGTATATCTGGTCCAAAGCCGATTGCTGTGTTTGCCGACGAAGTGCACGAAATGCGCACCAACAAGGCGATAGAGCTTTGGCGTGCAGCTATCGACAAAATGTCAGGCGATCCGCTCCTTGTGCTGGGAACTAATACACCGGCAGCGGATCAGGCAGTCGCCACGGACCTGTCAGAGTTCTATCAGCGGGTGGTTGAAGGCGTCATCGAGGATGATAGCGCATTTGCCTACATCGCTCGTGTGGACCGAGAAGATAAGCCCTTTGAAGACGAAAGCTGCTGGATAAAGGCGCTTCCGGCTCTTGGTGTGACGTATCCGATTGAGAACGTCCGCAAGCGTGTCGAGACTGCAAAGCACATCGCAGCGCAGCGCCTTGCTACGGAACGCTTGTTTTTCGGTATTCCTGTAGGTTCATCGGGCTTCTGGCTGGATGATGAAAGCGCATGGCGAGCTGTTCAGGGCAAGGTTATTGAAGGCGATTTGAAGGGTATTCCCTGCTATCTGTCTCTCGATCTTTCGCAGAAGAACGATTTGACCACTCTTTCCGCTTGCTGGCGGGATGATGAGGATAGGCTGTCTCTCAAGAGCTGGTATTGGACCACAAGGACGGGTCTGGAAGCGCGTGAAGCGTCTGACCGAATACCTTACTCGGCATATGAGCGCGGCGGCTTCCTGACGATCTGTGACACAGAAACGATTGATTACACTTTCGTCGCAGCACGAATTGCTGAATTGGTGGCATCGCAGAAAGTGGACAGCCTGACGGTTGACCCTGCCTATGTGACCAGCTTCATCGCGGCTTGTGAGGAAATCAACCTTCCTGTGTGGCGCTACATGGGGCCAGACAAGCCGGTCGGATCAGGCTTGAAGATCGTCACGCATGCTCAGGGCTTGAAGGTGGCATTTGAGGATAGGCAACTTTGTATGCCTCACTCAATCAGCCGGTTCACGGACAAGATACTGAAACAAGAAGTAATCATCGACGCAAACAAGATGACAGACGTTTGCGCGTCGAACGCTGTTTTGCGCTCTGATGGGATGGGAAACCAGATGTTCGACAAGAACCGCTCTCGCGGACGCATTGACGGCATGGTGTCGAAAGCTATGGCGGTCGGCGCGTCCAAGTCTGATCGCAAGGGCAAGCGCAGCTATATGGAAAGCGGGGTTCTGGTCGCATGAAGCTATGGCCCTTTGGAAAGAAGGATTACGACCTTAACGGCAATCGCTTCTATCAGGAGTATATCATCAACCGTGAGATTACCGCATCGCAGCGGTATTTGAAGGTTGCAGCATCGTTAGCAGCCGGGCTGCGTATCGCTGAAGGCGTGGCAGCAATGCCCATCATAACCGGCAATAAATCGTATGATGCAAATGGCCGGCTGATCCAAACACCGATTTTGGACGGTGATCTATGCGAGCGCCTTACGGTGGCACCAAACGATTACATGACGCCGGGTGAGTTCGTTGAAACGCTGACGCTTCATGCAGTCTTTGAGGGTGTTGGACGCGCTTATATCGACCGTGGCTATAAGGGAAAAATCCGCAGACTTATTCCTATCGTGGATGGCGGCATCAACCTCCAGCGGGACGCGGAAACGGGCAAGGTCTTTTATAGCGGGACGATTACGGGCGTGGGCACGATCACCAACGCCACACGGAAAGACTTCATCGAAATCACTTCTCCGCGCTGGATGGATACCGAGGGTCTTGATATTTCCAGCGAGATTAAGAAGGTTCTTGGCCTATCGATCACATTGGAAGATCGGCAGGCAGAGGATGGCATCAAGAAGTCTATCCCCGGATACATCACGACTGAACAGCAGCTTTCAGGTGAAGCAGCCACCAAGATACTTGACGCAATCAAGGGCAAGCTGGCCGGTACGCCGATTTTCGACAGCGGTGCTGGATACAAGAGCATCGTGCCGACACAGGCCGAAATGCAGCTTATGGAAACTCGGCGCTTTCTCATTGAGGAAGTTGCACGAGCATACGGCATTCATCCGATATTCTTGGCTCACGATGCTGCCGGTCAATCTCTGACCCGCGTAAGCGATGCGATGGATTATCACATCACCATTACCCTATCGCCTTGGTTGCGCCGATGGGAGCAAGCCATTCAGTTCTCATTGCTCAAGGCTGACGAGTTCGTGAACCTTGATGAGACGCAATACTATCGCGGCGATCTGACAACCAAGGCTGAATATGCAGCCAAGGCTCTCGGCAATAATACGGGCTGGGAAACGCAGAATGACGTTCGTTCCCGCATGGGCATGAACCCGGTAGTTGGCGGCGATTTTATCCCGCCCTCCACGACCAAAGAGGCAAACAATGCAGCTTGAAACGAAATTCGCTACCCTTGAAGCAGAGGCCGTGAGCGATAAGGGTGTGATTTCGGGTTACGCCTCGCGCTTCAACGTAGTCGATCAGGGCGGTGACATAGTCGTAGCCGGGGCGTTCACTGACAGCCTCACTAAGCGCCATCCCTTGATGTTGTGGAGCCATTACAGCGACACGCCTATCGGACGATGGACCGACCTCAAGGAAGATCAGCACGGCCTTCGCGTTGTCGGTCAACTCGCCATGTCCACGGTCAAAGGGCGGGAAACCTACGATCTTCTCAAGATGGGTGCAATTTCCGGTCTATCAATCGGGTATCGCACGATTAAGGCTGATCGTAAGGGAAATGCTCGCGAATTGAAGCAGGTTGAGCTTTTCGAAGTGTCGGTCGTTTCCAATCCGATGCTTATGGAAGCAACAATCGACGCTGTAAAAAGCGTCAATGATGTGATTACGGCAACGAAATCAGGTGATTTTGTGCCGCTTAAACGAGCCGTGGAAGATGCCTTGCGTGATGCAGGATTTCCGGCTTGGCTGGCAAAAGCGCAAGCAGCGCTCGCGCCTCAAGCTCTGGGCGATGGACAGCGTGACGCGTCCGCTTCGGAGACCGCGAAGGCCATTTCTCGCGCCTTCAAACTCTGATTGTCCGTCATAGGAGATACCCATGGACATCGAAATCAAAGAAGCGCTTGACGGCGCAACGAAGACGCTTGCCGAAGTGAAGCAGGCACAGACCGACCTTTCTGAAAAGCTCAAGCTTCTCGATGAGAAAAAAGCTTCCGGTGAAGATGTTACCGACATCAAGAGCCGCATCGAAGACAGCCGCAAGGAAGTCGAAGAGCTTGGCGAAAAGATGGTTGATCTGTCCCGCCAGATGTCGGCGCGTAAGGACGAAACCAAGTCGTTCGGTCGTCTTGTCGCTGAACAGAAGGATTTCAAGTCCCGCATTCTTGATCGACAGACGATTGAGATTAAGGACATCACGTCTGCATCGTTTGGCAACATCACTCTTCCAGCTGGCGTTCGTCGCGGCAACCGTGGCTTGATCGATCCTGTCAATCAGGCGCTGTTCCTTCGTGATGTGATCCCATCTTCGCCAACTTCGGCGGCTGTGATCGAATATCTACAGGAAGCTGGTTTTACCAATAACGCAGCGACCGTTGCCGCAGGCGCTGCTAAGCCGCAGTCGGAAATCACCTTTGAGGCCAAGTCTGCACCTATGGTGAAGATGGCGCATTACTTCCGCATCAACGAAGAAACCCTTGATGATGTTGACGGTCTCGAAGCCTACATCAATCAGCGTGGTCTCTATGGCCTTCTTTTGAAGGAAGAAGCTGAAGTTCTCAATGGTCCCGGCACTGCCAACCGCGTTGACGGTCTGATTGCCAACTCGACCACTTATGTGCCGGGTACAGTTCCAGGCATCACGCCGACGAACGCCATGGATGATATTCGTATCTCCATCGCGCAGGTTGCGGAAGCTGACCTTATGGCCTCGGCTGTAGTGATGAACCACCTCGATGCGGCTGCTCTTGATCTGACCAAGGATGCAGACGGCAAGTATCTGCACCCAGCCTTTGCCGGGAATACTGCTTGGGGTCTGCCGGTTGTCCGTACCAAGGGTATTCCACAGGGTAAGTTCATTGTTGGCGGTTTCGTCGGCAATACGCTTCTCTGGCAGCGCAAAGGCATCGAGCTTCGCCGTTCGACCGAAGATCGCGATAACTTCATCACGAATAAGGTCACGATCCTTTTGGAAGAGCGCATTCAGCTTGAAACGCTTCGTCCTGAAGGCATCATCTATGGTGATCTTACCGAGGCTCCTGCTGGCGGTGGCGGCGAGTAATAAACAGGGGGCGCTTCGTGCGCCCCTTTTTCTTTATATGTGAGGGTTAAATGAAGATCGTTCAATCTGGAAGCCCTGTCGGTGAAGTCGTTTCGCTTGAGCTTTTCCGTAAGCAGACAAGGAACGCTGACGATACAGGCGCTTTCAACGAGGACGATGATGCGATCCTTCAACAGTATTTGGATGCTGGTATCGAATGGGTGCAGGACGCTTGCAGCACGGTTCTTCTGACCACAGAATTTACCGCGACTGGCAACAACTTCGCGCTGTCATTTGATGGTTATCCAAATGCTGAAATCAGTTCAATTGCTTATGTCGATGAGCTTGGGGTATCGGGTGTGGTCAGTGATTACGAAATCAGGGATAACCGGCTCTTTATCGAGAGTGCACCGAGGGCAACCAGAACAACCATTATATTTAAGGCTGGCATTGGCGCAGGAAGCATCCCTGTAAAGCTCAAGCAAGCCGTTTTGATGCTGGGTGAGCATTTCTACGATAAATCTGGTGAAGCCATTCCTGCAGCTGTTCTTGCAATGACAGCGCATCACCGTAGCTTCGCATTTGGAGGCTAACCATGGCCGCAAAACGTTCTGCCGGTTCGCTGTACGACAAGGTCACCTTCAGCACTATCCGTGAAGTGCCAGACGGCCACGGCGGGTTTAATGAGCTTCCAACCTACTTCACTGTCCGCGCCAATGTCCGGTATCTGCGGGGCGGTGAGACGGTACAGGCGGCACGATTAACGGGTAAACAGCCAGTCGTTGTCACGGTTCGCAGAAGTAGCCAGACGGCGGCTTTGACGACTGATGACCAGATGAAAGATGCACGAACCGGAACTGAGTATCAGATCAGGGCAATCGTTCCGACCGAAGACCGGCAATTCATGGAAATCACCGCAGAAAGCGGCGTTACGATCTAAGGAGGTCCCGCTATGCCTTGGGTCAAGTTCACCAAGATATTTAATTATGCTGTCACGCCAGCAGTATCTTACCGCTATCCGGCTGGTTGGTATGGCAACGTGAAAACCGAATGCGCGGATAAAGCCGTGGCCGAAGGGAAAGCGGTTCGTATCAAAACGCCTCGTAAGGGCGAGGCGGTGGGTGATGGCAATCAAAGCCAAGATACAAGGGCGTGAAGCCCTTAACCGCCGCCTGAGGCAGTTAGCGCCTAATGCTGAAAAAGCCGCGGCAGAAGCCAAATTGAAGATTGCACAAGAGGCAGCAAGCACTATCGCGTCTCGCGCTCCTATTGGCCCAGCAACGGACCCGTTAACAGGCCGTCCGCGCAATGCAGGGGCTTACAGGGCAAGCATCAAGGGTGGTTTCCAGCGCGATCTAAAAGGCGGGATTGGTATCGGGCAGGTTAAGTCGAAAGACCCGGATGCAGCCGGTGTTTACGCTGAATATATCTGGCGGTTTCTTGAGTTTGGCACGCGGCCGCACATCAATAAGGGCATCGCGACCGGTTCAATGAACCCCGGCATACCAGCACAAAAGCATGTGTTCCACACATGGCGAGCCATGCAGAAGAAGGCCAAGCGCCGGATTAATGCCGCAGTCAATAAGGCGGTGAGAAAGGCGATGGGCAAATAATGGCTTCTCTTAGCTTGAACCTGCAAACTGCTGTTTACCAACGGCTTTCAGAATATGCGCCGCTTACTGCCATCGTCGGAGTGGGCGTATACGACATGCCGCCATCGACTGCTAAATATCCGTATGTGACCATTGGTGAAGATGACATTCTTCAGGAAGATGTAGGTTGCAAGCGCTCTTACCGCGCCATTCTAGAAGTTCATGGGTGGTCGGATCATCGCGGATACAAGGAAGTGAAGAGCATCGTGCAAACTGTCGAAGATGCTTTGCATGACTTCCCACTGATCGTTGATGGCTATCGCCTTATCAGTTTGACGCTCCGAGATACTCAATTCATGCGCGCTCCTGATGGCCTCCTGTCGCACTCAATCAGCGATTTTGTAGCCTATATCGAAGCGCTCTAAGCGCATACCCAACATTCAAAGAGCAACCAACCCGGTTCGATTGTCGACCCGGCAATAGAGGAATATTACCCATGGCTGATGGACAGCAGATTGGTCGCCTCCTTCTGATTAAGATCGGAAATGGAGCGACACCGGGACCAGAGGTTTTCAATAATCTTTGCGGTTTGGAAACGACTTCGTTCAATATGTCGGCCAATGAAGTCGACACTACCACAGTTGACTGTGCGAACCCCGCTGCAACGCCACAGAAGACGGCGGAACCGGGGATTAAGAACCGCACGTTTTCCGGCAACGGCAAATACATTGCTGGCGCTAATACCTCGAAATTCATTCAGCATGTAACCGATGCGACTAAGTTCAACGCGCAGGTTATCGTTCCGGGTCTGGGCAGCTTTACCGGCGCTTGGTTCGTGTCTGATTTTGAATTCGGCGGCGAAATGGAAGGCAACATGACGTTCAGCGCTACCTTTGTAGCTGCTGGTGTTCTCGAATTTGAGGCTGAGGTTTAATCATGGCTGATAAGGAATTCCCGCTGCCGGTTAACGGCGCTCGTGGTGAAGTCGCTCTTTGGGTTGGTGATGTACCTCTGGTCATCGCTGCCACCATGCAGGGACTTTCAACAGTGTCCAGTCATTTGGAGTGCAAGTCTCTCGCGGATTTATTCCTGCGGTTGTCTGGCACCGAAGTCGCGGCCACTCGTGCAGCTATCCCAGCTCTGACAGTTATAGGCGATACAACCAAGGCGCTTGAAGTGCTGAAACTCAGCCACTTCAAGGCAATCGCAGAAGCATTCTCTGCTGCTCTGTCTCATCATTTTGAGGATGACGACGCGGGAAACGCGAAACCCGTCAAGGCAAAGCACTAAAACCGTTTCCTTGGCGGGAATGGCAATCTGTTGCTTATGTTTCTCTCAGATGGACGCCGGAAGTTTTCTGGCGCTCAACCCTCTCTGAACTGGTCAACGCAATAGATGGCTACTGTGAGGCGAAAGGCATCAAGAAGAAAAAGAGTGGTCCAACAGACGCGCAAATGGGTGCGCTGTTGGCGAAGTATGGGTAGGATTAGATTAAGGAAAATAAGAAAAGGGCGGGGAACATCGGCTCCTACTAGTTTAAGAATGGGATGCTCGTGGCTTTGAATGTAATGTCTATTGCCACGCTATTGAGCTTTAGGTTAAGAATGCTGCCCTTTCTACCGATTTCTAGGTTGCATCCGACCGAATGCAGCTTTCATGGTTTTCGGAAGCTTCAGCGATTGAGATCACGGTAGTTTACAGCCCCGAAGGGGCCGGTCTGGTTAGGAAAGGGAAATGATGGGAAAGCTGGCGATGATCCTCAGTGCCATTGTCTTGACGTACTCGATTCCCGCGAAGGCTGATCGACTTGTTTGTTCTGAATCAAGACATCTGCGTTACATGAAGATGGTTGGTGAGGTTGGCGAGATGGGGATCGACCTTAACCCTGTAGGACAAGATCGAGTGGCTTTCGAGAGGTTGACAGGCGCTTATGAAGCGCTCAACCCGAAGGGACAGAAAACCGCACTTTTCGTCGCGCACGTTCCCACCGGTCAGATTTATAGTCAGACATGTGCAAAAGAGCGCTGCACGATGGAAGAAATGGCAACTCCCGAGCAAGCCTGTTTGATCGATCATATGAACCAATGTAGCTATGTTGCACTTCGCTTTCGGGGGGAAGAGTTCTGCCTACTACGTTCGCCGCAAAATTAGGTGTTTTACCCCGACATTTGATAGATTGTTTCTCACTGGCACGTTGAAATCCGTTCTGTATACCGCGCAATCCGTCTAGCTCGTGGGCTTTTAAATGGAAAACCAATCGTAGAACGCTTTTGGCATAGCGCTACATATCAATAGCTAAAGCTTCAGATGCCATTGAGTGTAACTGTCACGCCAAGGATAGTAGACAGGTGATACTGGCTGCTGAGTAAATTATCCATTGCCCACAAAGAAGGCGGCCTGAGCCGCCTTTTCTATTCACACCCAGTGTTGACGAAATAAGTCCGACCTGTATGGGGCAGATAGCGGAATGGCTTGAAACCAACATAGCCGCCATACTGGTTCTTGGTGTTCACTTCGCCGCAAATTGTGCCTTCGTATTTCTCTGAAGGGCGCAATCGTCGAATCTGAGTTGCCACAGGGTCTGCAAAATGGTCAGCAACTGCACTGACGATCTGGTTGGCCGCCGACCTGTCCATGCCTTGCGGCTCATCAATAAGAGTTTGCGCCTGCACTGTGCCGCTGATGAACAGCGTGGCGGCAATTACCGCGTACTTCATATTAATCTCCCCAACCCGCCCTTAGTGGCGGGTTTTCTTATAGGACGACAAAACAATGGCCGACAAGACCGATGATCTGATTATCTCGATCAGTACCGACACGGCTAATATCCGCCGTGCGTTAAAGCGGCTTGAAGGTGATATTTCGTCTGTCAGCGGCAATGTTGTCAAAAAATTCGACGCGATGAGCAAAGGCATTGATAATTCAATGACCACTGCCATGCAGGCTCGTATCAATCAGATGGTCGGTGTCGGCACTAAGGCATCAAAAGAATGGACTGGCGTTCTTGCGCAGCAGGGCGCTGAGCTTGAAAGGTTACGCAGTAAATACAATCCGGTATTCGCGGCGATTAAGCAATATCAGGCATCGGTTGTTAGCATCCAGCAGGCGCAACGCGCAGGCGCTTTGTCATCAAATGAAATGACGGCGGCTATTCAGCGAGAGCGCAAGGTTACGCTTGATAACATTGCAGCGATCAAGCAGCGTAATTCGGCGGTCGCCTCCATGAAGCCGGTGCAAGAGGGTACTCGTGGGTTTCAGACAGCAAACATTGCGGCGCAGTTTCAGGATATTGCGGTCACATCTGCAATGGGTATGTCTCCACTCCAGATTGCCTTGCAGCAGGGCACGCAGCTATCTGCCGTTTTTAATGAAATGGGTAAAGGGAAAGCTGTGCTTGAAGGCATTAAAGGTGCTTTTCTGTCAATCGTTAGCCCTGTCTCCCTCGTTACTATTGGTGTGATTGCCGCTGGCGCGGCATTGTTCCAATATATTTCTACGATGAAGTCCGATTTGCCTACTGTCGATGAAGCGATGGAGAGGCATTCAAAGCTCATTCAGCAAATATCCGAGAGATGGCCGGGTGCGGCTGAAGGTATGCAGCGCTACCTTCAAGAAAGTACCGCCGTAATGCAGGCGAGCGCTCGTGAGAATGTTAAGGTATTTCAAAAGGCGGCAAAAGAAGCTGCTGCGACGTTCAATTCGACAGTAGGTCTGAGTACAAGTATTACTGGCGGGGCGCCAACTGATCTTGTGGCAACTCGATTCAAGCCATTCGAAGAAGCGATCAACCGGCTGCGCGCAGGGGTTAAGTCTGGTCGTGGTGACTTTGAAGCCTTCTACCGTCAGATCAATGAAATAGTTGATACCGACCCGAAAGGCTTACGTGACTTAGGCGACACGGTAATCGACTTAGCTGCTCCTTTAGATGCTGCTGAACAGAAAGTTAGTGCTGCAAGAGCGTCAATTGGTCTGTTAGGGGGAGTAGCTGCTGCTCAAGTCCAACAAATTAGCCAGTTCACCGCTGCCATGCGTGAACTTGCGGGCATCTCTATCCCGCAACTCGACGCTAGAGGTTTAGCTCAGCAGCAATACGAAATAGCAATAAACAGAGCGGAGGCTAAAGAGGGGCGAGACGATGCATATAGGGCGTATCAAGCCGCATTGGCTCGTATCGAAAATCAAGAGCGCCTTTCACGTCTTCCTGTGCCCGGTGAAAAGCCAAATCGCGAAAGTGAAGCGCCGGAAAAGGTACGAACGTCAAAGACCGAGCGCAAGGCAGAGCGTGATGCAAATGCTTACCGCGATCTGGTGAAGTCCGCTCAGGATCGCATTGACCAGATGCAGCTTGAAGAGCAGTTAATTGGCAAGACTGGCGTTGCAGCTGATACATTGCGGATGCGGCTTGATCTGTTGCAACGCGCTCAGGATAAGGGCAGGGAACTATCACCACAGCAACAAAAAGAGCTTGAGGCTCTGGCTCATGCCTATGGTGAGGCTGCACAGAAAGTCGCGGCCTTGTCCGCTGCCGAGGAATTGCGGTTTGAGCGTGAGCAGATGTTCCGCTCTCCGGCTGAGCAGCGGGTTGCAGGCCAACTCCGCAATATGGGGCTGGATGCAAATTCAGACTTTGGTCAGCTTATTGCCGGACAAATTCGTCTCAATGAAAAAATGGCTGAGGGTCGTGATATGGCAAAGGATTTTGTCAGTGGCTTCACTCAGGATTTATTGAATGGTGTCAGTGCTATGGATGCGCTGGCTAATGCAGCGGGTCGTTTAGCTGATAAATTGCTGGATATGGCCTTGGATCAAGCTATCAATGGCCTATTCAATAATCTTATGGGATCGCTTGGTGGTGGTGGTTTTCAGGCCAATACGACGCTTGGCAATTTCCTAAAAGGAATTCCGGGCTTTGCTAATGGTACGAATAGTGCGCCGGGCGGTTTGTCCTTGGTTGGTGAGCGTGGCCCCGAATTGTTGAATATCCCACGTAGCGGTCAGGTTATTCCGAACGATATTTTGCGCAATATGACTGCTCCAAGGCTGTCAGGCCCTCGTGTGCCATCAATGCCTGCAAACGTTAATGCACCGGCCTCTAGCGGTGGGATTGCTGATGTTCGTGTTTATGTGGATCAAGACGGAAACTGGAACGCTGCGGTGGAGCGTATTGCAAATCAATCTACTCAAAACGGTATCAGGTCTTACGACAAGAGTGGTGCCCTGCGGTTGAAGCGGGATAGTCGTCAAGCCAGCTTAAGGGGTTTGGGATGATTGATCTTATTTCTACAGTTAAGTTTCAACCATCATATCCACAGCTAAAGCGGTTTGTTTCGTCATCACGCTACGGTGGTAGAGCAATCTCATTTGTGGAGTATGCTGATCCTGTTCGTACGATTGAGCTGGATACAATTCCTCTCTTTCCAATAGATATTCTGCGACTGCAGGCATTTATCGCGACTGCACGCGATGGGATGGAAACCATTGTTTATCGCCCTACTGCAGTGTGTATACCTCAGGCATATTGGGGTGATGCAGATAATCCAAGGATCACTGGTACAGCGGCGCGTGGTACGGTGACGAATGGTCGTACAGTACAGCTAACCGGCGTTATGCCAGGACTTAAACTGCAGGCCGGTGATCTGATATCTTTCACGCATAATAATTATCGGCAAATGTCGCAGATTGTTGTTGGTGCAACAGCTGTCAGCACACAAATGTTAGTCACAGTCGATCAGCCGATTGCTTCCTATATCGCGGCAGGGGCAACGGTGCGTTTTAAAAATCCTGAGCTGAACACACGGCTTGTTCCCGGATCATTCCAGATGGGAAAGGGGTTCTATCCGATTGCAAGCTTCCAACTCATTGAGGTTCCAAGATGAATAATGAGCTACAGAAAGTCACACAAAATAAGGCGGAAAAATATCCGCCTTATTTTGTCAATATTGATGAAATGCTGGTAAGTCGTATCCCTATCTTTGATCCATGTAAAGATAATTACGACACGTTCATTAAGCGAATTTCCCCTCAACCATTTGATTGATCGTGGCAGCTACTTTTTTCATCTCGCCAGCAGGCATGGCAATTACGAACAGTGCTTTACCAAACATAATTTGAAGTCGCGGTTCACCGCTTTCCTTGTGAAAAACAACTCCTGCACCTGTTGGGTAGAGTATAGCCCCGCCCTCTGGGGCAATGTCTCCGCTCAATTCTGCTTGTTGTGACATTCCAGCAAGAATTTGTGAAATGAATGCACTTACAATGGCAGATTGAATGGTCTCAGTTTTGCCATCAATGCTGATTTCTACATCACCGTTAGGCAGTGCTTTATTGTCAATCATCTTTCAATACTTCCTCGCTTGTTAACTCTCATAAGAGAGCTGACTCGTTCGTAAGTGTCCAGTTGTAGCCATTGGAGGCAAAATGGCTTTTCCTACACGTTTACAGCAGCTGCTGGCTGAGGGGCGGGTGATTGTCCGCTCTATGGGAGATTTTATGTTTGGTACTGGCACATGGTATATGTGGAACGGTATCGCAGAGCTGGAATGGGGTGGGAATACCTATATTCCGAACCAACTGATTGCCATTGAAGAGCCACCATTTCAGATGGGGTCTGAGGCTCTGCCAATTGTTATCACCATGCCAACTGCCACAGATTTTGGCATTACGCCGGATAAACTCGCTCAGATTGAAAGTGTTGATTATAAAGGCCGAACGGTCATTTTGTATGATGCTTATTTTGATCCGGATACACATGAGCTTTTGCATGTTGAGCCTATGTATCGTGGGTTCATTGATACGATTGACCATTCATTTGATAATGGTGAATTCGTTCTCAAGGCTAACATTGAAACATCTGCATTGGAAAATCACAGAGACGGATATCGCTCAGCCTCTCATGAGGATCAGCAGTTGGTTTCTGCTGGTGATAAATTCTTTGAATATGCATCTGTCGTTAAGCGTGAAAACTTCTTCATAACGGTGCCTTAAAAATCATGAGACATTCAGATTGGGAAAAGCGCTTTGTGGCTGTCACGGAGCGCCACCTTAACACGCCTTGTGTTTGGGGAGAGAGCGATTGTTTGCTGACAGTGGCCGATATGATTGAGGCAATCACCGGCACTGATCCGGCAGCGGATATCCGCGGTAAATATCGCAGCATGACCGGCGCTTATAAACTCATCAAAGCGCGTGGATTTTCTGATGTTGCTTCGGTGCTGACTGGTCTGTTTGAAGAAATACCAGCTGCTATGGCGCAGCGTGGTGATATCGGCGTGTTTGAGAAAACCGCCGGTTATTTTTGTGAATATGGTTTCGCCGTCAAGGGTGATGATGGGCTGCGCTTTATTCCGCGCACTATGGCTGAGAAAGCTTTCAAGGTAGCCTGATGAAAATCATTTTATTGCTGATGTTTGTTCTGATGTCCTCACCGGCATCGGCTGAACCGATTTCGCTTATTGTTGGCGCTATCGGTGCGGCAGGATCATGGTTGTTCGGTGGAACTGTGTTGGCAAATATTGTGCTCGGTGGCTTGGCTGCTGCGGCAAAGTTTGCGCTCAATTCTATTTTCGCCAAAAAGCCAAAAGCTCAGGCTTCTAAAACTGAGACGCAATATGGTGAGAACCTAGCCCGTGAAATTGGTATGGGGACTTTCGGAACCATGGGGCACCACGTTTATCGTAACGCCTTTGGTGACGGTAATCGCATGGTGCAGGATGTATTCAAGGTTTCTGACTTTCGTGCAGTTAATCTTGATCGTGTGATGCTGGATGGCAAGTGGAAAGGTATTGCTGCTGCTGAGGGGCAGTATGGCCGCAGAGTGCTTGATGTGCATGAGGGTGGTCAGGTCTGGGTGCGGTTTTACCATGGATCAATGACACAGGCCGCCGATCCACAGTTGGTACGTTATGCTAACCCGTCAGGACGTTGGAGTGCTGCACATCGTGGGGCTGGTTGTTCTTATGTGGTTGTAACCTCGCGAATGGATCAGGATAATCTTACTGCTCCACCCAGCCTGTTATTTGAGGTGCGTGGTGCGCCACTTTATGATCCGCGTAAGGATAGTAGTGTTGGCGGCTCCGGCACTCATCGCTGGAATAATCAGGACACTTGGGAATATTCCAATAATCCTGCTGTGATGATGTATAATCTTGAGCGGGGGATTTATAACGGTGCTGAGCTAATGGTGGGGCGTGGCGCGTCTGCCAGTCGACTGCCGCTCTCAGAGTGGTTTACTGCCATGAATATCTGTGATGAGGGGATGGCAGATGGTGGCAAACGTTACACTGCTGCTCTGATTGCTTCCTCTGGCGATGCGATCACTCATGACAGCAATATGACCCCATTGCGTGAAGCATGTGCCGCCTCATGGGTTGAGGCGGTGACGGGGGAATATCCGATTATTGGCGCAAATCAGGCTGTGGTGGCTACCATTACAGATGATGATATCAATCTGGAAAAGCCATTCAAACTGTCCTTGTCGCGCCCTCGATCGGAGCTGGTGAACACCATTGCCGGTACATATGTCAGCCCTGAGGCTTTCTATGAAACCACACCTTTGGCAACTCGTATCGATCAGAACGCGCTCGCGCAGGATCGTGAGCGCTTTGCATCTAAGGTTGATTATACTGCAGTGACTGATCCACGTGTTGGTGATCGTCTGGCTGATATTGCAATCCGTGCCTCGCGTTATCAGGCCAGTGTATCAATCTGCGTTCATCCAAAGTTTTTGGAGTTGAAGGTTGGTCAGTGGGTCACATGGCAGTCAGGCCGGTACAATTTCAGCAAAACGTTTCAGGTGCTTACAAAGTCACTTGGTGCGTTGGGGGCAGATGGCACACGTGATGTTACTCTGGCTTTGCAGGAAGTCGGTACCGGTATTTTTGACCCGACTGCTTACACAACAAATCCGCCTGTTCCGGCGCCGGTAGGCGATCCGACCTATCTGTCTGAGGTTAAAAATGCACAATATGTTCCTAATATTGTAGTTGGAACGACTGGCGAAGAGCATCCGGGTATTCGTATCACGTGGGATGAAATCCAAGATTTAACTGTGGTGGGTGTCGATATTCAGTATTGGCCTAATACTGATGCATCACAGATATTTAATCAGTCCGTTGCGCGGGATGTGGTGACGGTGCAGCTGACCGATGGCCTGACCAGCCTGACAGAGTGGTGGGTACGCACAAGGTTGCGTGTGGCCGCTGGAACACGTGCTGTGGCATGGTCTGCGCCGGTGCGTGTTTTAACGCAGGATGCTCGCGGTGATCAGAGTGAGGTGGATTATTCTGATCTGAATGCCGGTATGCAGGGGATGCTAAAGTGGATGACAGACCAGACCCGTGAATTGATCCGGCAGGGGCAAGAGCAGGCAACGCTGACTGCGGATAGCAATAGCGATCTGTATTCGAAAATACAGACGCTAAACCGCAATCTCAGTACGACTTTTGGCAATGCAAAGTCACAGTGGCGTGAAGATATTTATACGGCAACAGGCCCTAATAGTGCCATTGGTCAGCAGCTCGTACAGATCAATGTTTCTCTTGGTGATAAGGCCGATGCCAGTATTGTCAATCTTTTGCAGGCTCGTGTTGATGGTGTTGATGACGACATAACTGCTATCACCAATGCTTTGCTACAGGTTAACGCGGCTGTTGGTGATGATGTGTCCGAAGGCACTTTCCGCATGGAAGCGATGGCGGGTAGTGGCGGGACAAGTATGCGTATCTCTGCCTTTGCGCGTATCGGTGTGGGAGATGCATGGAAGCGTGCCGGCTGGTTCGTCAATGTCACCAAGGATTACAGTCAGTTTATGGTTTTTGCTGACCAGTTTGCTGTTGTCGATCCAAGTAATCCAGATAATACGACTTTCCCGTTTGTGGTTAAAAACGGTGAGGTTTACATTGAAAAAGCACGTCTGGGTGAGCTTTATTTCGATATTCTATGGGCGAATAACAGAAAGCTCAGAATTCGTGGTTATGGCCAATTCGCTGATTACAGCATGTGGTCATAGGAGACTGTCATGTTGCTATATTACGGATACAAGCCCGGTATCGGGCCGGTACTCAAAGTCATGAAATATGATGATGATGAGCCGCTGGAAGTTGCCAATACAGCATATGACCGTTTCTATTTTAATAGTGAAAACCAGAAACTGGCCTATGTGCGTGATCAATGGATAGCGACAATCAATTGGTTTTCTGCGCCTGCCGATGGGGTGACGATAGATTATTTTGGAACGAGTGCTACGGCAAAATATTCCGGTTTAAACACAAGGAAGAGCACCTATGTGAGTTTGGAATGTTTTGCTCGTAAGAATAACCTGTTTCCGGATATTCCGTATGTTCCCATGATTGAAGTTCGCGTTCCCGATAGTGACGGATGGATTGTTGCTGCCAGACGCGACATACAGTGGATTATGGATGAGGGGCCAGCCCCATTTAGGGAGTGGGCAGTTTATACCAGCTCTCAATATGGGGTGGCATGGCAGAAGGGTATCTATGATTATGGTCCGGGGGAAAAGTACCGTTATGATTGGATCAGAATACCTGACAAGTTAAGTTACATGGGCGGCAGTGACTGGCTTGCTGGGTTAGGTGAGGTGGGGGTTGACGGCAGGGACGGCAATCGACCGGGCAGGTCATTTGGTGCCCATCCTGCAATGCCAGAGAAAAAGGCAATTGTAGCCTATTGGGATTTGCCTGCTGATAGTAGTCCTATGACGACTTATCAAAATGAACCAAACTTACATATGCTGCAGAAAGACGGGAACGGTTTTATCCTCTCAAGACCGGGATACTCTGTGGCAAGTTCTGCGGGTACAAGGCATAGAATTCTCGACAGTACGCTCAATCTTGCCTCTGTGGTCATGACTGGCGAAGTTCAATCTATCGCCGCAGGGGAGGTGGTGACTATTCCTTCCGGCCTATCTCTATCAATGGCAGAAACTTCCATTGTTGAAATCATGGTGCAAGAACACGGATATCCGCAATATATCCCGCCTCACATAACTGCCGGTTATGCAAAGGATAGAAATATCCTGATCCGCTATAAGGTTAATCCTTACAGTCTCCAAATTCATAACAGTGGATCGCATACCGTTAAGGTCACCTATATTGTTTTCAATGTTGATTTTGAACCGCAATCAACGGGTGGGCATGAGATTGAAATGCGTGGGCAGGACAATGGCGTCGGGTATATCCAGATTAAAAAGCCATTCACGTCTGATCCTGCGACTAAGGCCAGTGATGTGATGCTGGATACGCGCTTGCCAACTTTGCAGATCATTCAAGAGGGGTTCATACCTCTTTGGGAATTTACTGCTCCGGTTGAGAATTCCAATGTGCTTGGTAGTGCCGCGCATGAGATACAGTTCAACAATAATGGTTTCATTCCATATCTGAAATTCACTGCTGTTTTTGAAGACCGGATTATGCCGCCGTCAATGGGTATTTACTCATACTACCATCCTAATCAGGGGATGGCGTTGGGGCCGCCCAATAAGTTTTCATCAGTTGCACGCTTGACAGAAAACAGTGTGAAATTTTGGCTTAACCCCGGACGGTGGGCGGCACGCCGCTGGTATGATGGCGGTGTGGTTGAGCGCTATTATGGCGGCGATCCGCTTGGTATTCGCTATTATATTTTCGGTATTGCTCGACAATAGCGCCCACAAATCAATTCAAAAATTTGATCTTTAATGCCTCCCGCAGATGCGAGGGAAGGAATAATTATGGCTGTTTTATCAGATTATGTTGCCGGTACGATCACTGTCACTAATGGTTCAACGGTGTTCACTGGTGATGGCACTTTATGGCGTGTGGCTGGCTTCCGTGAGGGGGATACTGTCCAGTTGCAGGGTTATACAGCAATCATTGCAGGAGCTTCTGCCCGTGATCCAATGATTGAGGCTAATGGTTCGGGGAATTTTACAGAGCCATGGACGGGGGCAAGCGGGACCTATGCTTATCGGATGCGTTACTTGCCCGATAATGCGCGGGTAACTGCAGAAACGCGTAATTTAATAGAGCTTCTTGGTAGTGGTGTTCTTCATTCTCTGGCTGGTCTTGATCTTGCAGAAGGTGATTATATTCGGGCGCTTGGCTCTGGCATCCTTGGCAGGATTGCCGGTAAACGGCTTGATCAACTGATAGCCCTTACGCTTGATAATGGCGATTACCTAAAAGCCGCAGCCGGTGGCGCTCTTGGAAAAATTGCGGGCAAAAATCTTGATATGTTGGCCGGTCTTACTGCCGCCGCAGATAAAATGCCTTTCTATGACACACCAAACTCAATGGCGTTAACTGATCTTACGTCCTATGCAAGAACGCTTCTTGGTCGTGCAAATGGTGGTCAGGTTTATAGTGATTTAGGCATAATCCCTGACGTTCAAATACCAGAAAGAATACGTGAGCGTATTTTTACCAATACAACTGATTGTAATGCAGCCGTTCAGAGCGGTTGGTATTATGTCAGTGGGAGCACTGCCAATAGACCATCACCCACCAATGTTGTTGGGATGATGTTAAGCCTTTTCCAATTACCGGCATACGGAACACAAATTTTTTACGACCGGCAAGACGGGTCACAATCTCAGCGCCGCATTTGCGTCAATGGTGTTTGGTCGCCTTGGACTAAATTGTCTCTTGCTGATTTTTCGCAATCTATAAGTGGTAACGGCTGGAACATGCTACCAAATGGTAAATATGAACAGTGGGGAACCGCCGTTGTTACTCTGAACGCCTCATTTGCCGGAACTGTAACTTTACCAACAGCATTTCCGAATAATCATTTCACTTCTACGTTAACAAATGGTGATTGGGGTGTTGCTGCTGCAAGGCAGGCATCACTTGTTTTAGTTGGATCATCGCAGCCGAGAAATCAGATTAATTTCGCGGTGAGCGGCCTTTCGGCTCCTGTTACCATGCGAGTTAACTTTACTTCTGTAGGTAATTAAAATGGCTAACTTTGCAGAGTTTGATCAAGACGGTTTCCCTGTAGCCTTTTATTCAGAAGAGATAATGGGCTTCAAGAAAATCATTATTGATGAGAAAATAACTTATGATGATGAGGGGGAAATAACCGGCATAACTCCGGTCATTGGCGATAACCCAAATTGCAAGATCCCTATCTCTGCCATTGAATTAAATGATGATCAGTATGACGAGTTTTTAAATTTTTCAGGGCTTCGAAAATGGGAAAACGGCACTGTTGTTGAATATGATCCGCCGATTATTGAGAGCGTAATTATTATTCCTTCCGTTACATTTTGGGAAAGACTGACTGTAAGTGAAGCGGATGAGGTTTATGCTCTATTTGAAAGCCAGCCAGTCCGCGTCCGCCAAATCTTTATGACGGCGCAATCATACCGCTCTGATCATGAGTTGTGGCCGTTGCTTCAACAGGTAGCTTCCGAGCTGTTCGGCGCACAACGTGCTGGTGAGCTGCTCGCTCAGCCTTAAAATATCACGACAACAAGCTGATATTATGCGCCGCTTCTAAGCGGCATTTTCACAGGAAAATTGAAAATGGATAAAACCGTGCCGGCTGGTGCGGCGATCCTGCATGTTTGTTCTCAAAGGAAACATCATGAATATGAACCTTGGCGATACTCATCTCTTGATTGAGGCGGGGCGAGAGTGCGGACTATTACGCAATCAAATGGCCTATGTGCTGGCGACTGCGTACCATGAGACGGCACATACTATGAAGCCTATCAATGAGAAAGGTGGTGACCGGTATCTGCGTTCAAAGAAATACTGGCCATTTATCGGGCGCGGCTATGTTCAGATCACATGGCGCGAGAACTACGTGAAGGCTGGAAAGGCACTTGGCGTTGATTTCGTGGGTAATCCTCAGCTTCTGTTAAGGCCGGAATACGCTGTACCAATTCTCATCATTGGCATGCAGGAGGGTTGGTTCACGGGTAAGAAGCTTTCCGATTACATTACTCTGCAAAAATCTGATTTCCGTAATGCTCGGCGTATCGTCAATCTGATGGATAAGGCCGATCTGATTGCAGGCTATGCCCGTGCGTATGACAAGCTGCTGCTTGCCGAAGGTTATGGAGTTGAGCAGGTTATAGAAGCTCCGGTCAATGATGTGCTGCCGGTACCGGAAACCTCTGAGCCGGTCAGTAAGTCCAAACGTTTCTGGACGTGGCTGACGGCTGCGGCTTTACCTGCACTCGGTCTGCTGGATTGGCGCGTACAATTGGTTTCTGTTGTCATTGGTGGTGGCCTTGCCGGATATGCGATTTACTCCATGCCGCCAGTCAAAGCCAAAATTGCCAAACTGGTTGAGGCGCTCTGATGAGGCTGACACTTCAACACATCATTGGCGCGGTAATCGGAGGGGCAGTTTCAGGCCTCTTTTTTTATGCGCTCGGGGCACATGACGGCAAGCAGCAAGCGGCGTTGAAAGCCGCTCAAGCTATGACACAGGCAATCCAGAACAGGGCAGGGATTAATGAGACAATCGACAATATGGATGGCATTGCTCTGTGTATTGAGCTTGGCGGGGTGCGCGACCAGTGCGAGCAATTGCGCGGGCTGGCAGAAGATCAGCCTTAAGCCGGAAACAGCGGTCTATCTAGCTGGAAATGATCAGAGCGCAGGCAAGAGTGTTGCTGGTCACAATGCATATGGGAAAAATGCGGGGTGCTGGTGATGACGCCAACCGATAATGATTTTGATCTGCGCTCACGAGTGGTCGGGAATGAACATCAAATCACTGCTATGGCCTTGCGTGTGACCAATCTTGAGCAATGGCAGCGACAAGCTGAACTGGCCGATGCGCGTAAAGATGAGCAGTGGAAGCACATGGACAACCGGTTCAATGATCTGGAAAAGAAAATATCCGGCGTAAGCGATACTCTGGCGAAGGTCGTCTGGCTGATTATTAGCGCACTGATCCTTGGTGTTGTTAGCTTCATGATTAAGGGTGGATTTAATGTGCCTTGATGCTGCTCTTAGATTTCGTTTTTCTTGTTTTTGAAGTTGGCATAATCTGAGCTTGAGCTAGTCTTTGTGCTTTTAATCGAGCGGTTTTTTCATCGCGAAGCTTTCTACCTTCTTCGGTTTCATCAAGGACACGGTTATGAACGTTGCTCTGAATCTGTGTTTTTTCAAAAGCCAGTTCTGCGTTTTGGCGCAGCAAGCTATGCATAGGTTTCATCTAATAGCCGATCTAAATGTGAAAATAAAAAAAAGGCCAGACATGATGCCTGACCTCTATTGGTATGTATTCTCTCCAGTGCCAGTACATCCGTGGTCACCGGAAGGAGTTATACCGAATTATGCAGCCTGCAGATTGCAAGCTGACATTTTGCCTGTCTTGTTGTCACGCTGAAGCTCAAAGCCAAGCTTCTGACCTTCAACGATTTCACGCATGCCAGCGCGTTCAACAGCTGAAATGTGAACAAATACGTCTGCGTTGCCGTCGTCAGGCTGAATGAAGCCGAAGCCTTTAGTGGAATTAAACCATTTAACTGTGCCAGTGGTCAT